CAGCTCATCGTGAATCTGTATATGGGCCACAATGCCCTCTTTATATAGATTTAGCATCGATTTCTTAGTCATATCTGCGGCAGATCCTTGTATTAACTTGTTTAGAGCTTTGTAAGTGAAAGCTCTTTTTATTAAAGTTTGATCTTCTTCTTTTAATGTTTTTTGAATTCTTTCAATTTTTTCGTCTTCTGCTTCTGGGTATTTTTCTTTATATCGCTCGATGTACTTAGCTTCTATTTCGGCCCTTGTCCCGGTAACGGAAAGCTTTCCACGTCTAAATTCATTAATTTCGTATTTTTCAAAATTGCATCTTCTTCCTCCTAGAGTTCGGATATATCCATCTTTTTCTGCTGCCTTAGTCGTTTTATCCATTAAATTTTTTACAAAAGGAACACTGTCATGATATTTATCAAATAATTCTTCAGCTTCTTGTCTCGTACTCAAACCTAATTCTGCTTGTAACTTAGCTTTACCCATTCCATAAAATAATCCAAGATTAATTGTTTTAGCCTGGATTCGTGCGATGTTTGCCATGTCAGCGACAATTTTATGAAAATCCACAGAGCCTTTTTTAAATTTATCAACAATCTCAACTACTGATTTATCTTTAGCGAGAGAACTTTTTGCTGCATAATGTACTACAAGTCTTGGTTCTTGTTGCGAGTAGTCAAAACAGCCCCATTTATGTTCTCTTTCCGGAAGAAACAATGATCTTATCATAGGTCCGAGCTCCTTGTCTCTCGCTGGAATTTGCTGAAGATTTGGGTTGCTATACGAAAATCGACCGGTGACTGTGCCTTTACCATCTGATCTGATTGGATTAATGTCTGCATGAATTCTACCTTTATGTTCATAGCGAATAATGGTATCAATAAATGTAGTATGTGCTTTATTTATTTCACGAGCCCTTGCAATTTTTTTAACTACTGGGTGAGAATGAGTGGAGAGAAAATTTTTAGTGAATGATGGCGCGTTTATTTTTTCAGTTCTTTTGTAAGGTAAGCACAGCTTGTCAAAAACTTTGGCAACACTTCTTGCTGCCATTATTTGAACATCTATTCCTGTTTCTTTTTTTACTTGGACTAATAAGTCTTTTTCTTGTGTGGATAATTGTTGTTTCAATATATGAGCACGTTCGATATCTACGCGTACGCCTTTAAATCTCATATCTATTAGACACGGAAAAAGTTGTGTTTCTAATTCAAAAACGTCCTTAAGGTTTTCTTTTTCTATTTCTTGAGATAAAACCTTAGAAAGTTTTAAGGTTAATTCGGCATCTTTTTCTGCATAGGCTCCAACATCCATGGCTGGAAGCTTGTACATTTCAGATTTTGCGTTTATACCGGCTTTATCTGCAGCGGCTTGTAATCCAGTCTCATCTTTTATTTCACCAAGATAGTCATAAGCAACGCTGTTTAATGAGTACCAGAATCTATTTTCATTTATTAAAGATGCCATGACCATTGTGTCTATGATTCGACCGTTTATTTCTATACCATAGGCTCTTAGCCAACATACATCATACATAGCGTTGTGAAATATTTTTGTAGCAGGTAGTGCGCAGACTTTTTTTATCCATTGCATGACTGTACGTTCATCAAAAAAATTGCCTTGGCTGTGTCCAAAAGAAAAATAACCGGACCATCCATCGACCGCTACTGCAACACCTATAATTTCTCCATCATTAACTAGAGCGCCAGATCCTTTTGATTTTAATCCTGGATCTCTAGTTTCTAAATCTATCGCAATGTAGTCATGTTTTGTTAAGTCTGGAAAAGATTCTGGAGATATCCATTCAGTTTGAGCTTCAAACATCATTTTGTATAGTCTCTTTCAATAATCATATCGATGTAATGTTTTGCTTTTAACAAGTCCTGCTTTCCTCCTTTATGGGTATGTCTACAAATATATTTAATAGCATTTCCCTCTGCGAATAGCAACTTATTATCATTTATAAATTTACTGGGTTGAATTTTCATTTTGCGGTAGTGTGTGCCACCAATTTGTTTATCATATGCGCTCATATCAATATAAAATAAAGCTTAACTCCAAAATAAAATGTCATCATTGATAATAAAAAGAACTCACTGCTAATATTCATCATATGATGGGTTCTCCTATTGTGTAGTATTTATCGGTCAAAGGTGCCATGATATATAATCGTTGTTTGGCTCGAGTTATCCCCACAAAAATTAATCTATGCTGTGCATCGGGGTTTCTTTCTGCTTCTTGAAAAGGAAGCCATTGATTTTCAGTTCCATAGTCTATGAACAATACAACATTTTCACACTCTCTTCCTTTTGATCCGTGTATAGTTGATAACTCAATTCTAGCTTCGTTCATAAGATCATCACCTTTTTTCAATAATGTTTTTATATAAATTTTTGTGTCTTCATCAATTTTGAATTGTTCCCAGCTTCCTGACACTAGCAGCCCGTGGTCTTTTTTTAAATCGTTTAAGCTGACATACTCTTTTCCCTCTAATGATTCTCCGCTAGAAAACCCATAAGCTACATGGCCGTCTTTATATCTAAGAAAGGTTTCATACAGGGTCTTAGCATCTTTCTCTTTAACGGATTCACCTTTTTGTAAAAGAATCCACGTTCTATAGGATTGTAAAACCTCTTTAGTTAAAATCTTATTTCCTTTACGATCAAACCTTGTTCCAATCCTAAAAAAATGGCTTCCTATTTCATCTAATAACTTGTTAGTTTGGGCTAGAACCATCCAATTTTTTTCGGTAAAGTCTATGTTATCTAAGTGATAATGTTCAAAGAGTTCTCCATCAGCTTTTCTAGCACCCCAAGATTTATCTAAACGATTCTCTATTTGGGATAGTACTTCTAAAGCTTTGGCGTGAATTTTTCTTGGAACTCGGTGAGATTCAATTTGGCTGTCTTTTTTTGTTTTCCATCCTTCGGGCAAGTTTTCTTTTTCTAGATTTATAAATATATTAGGATCAGCCCCTTGGAAGGTATAGATAGTTTGATCATCATCTCCGGCTATGTATGATCTTTTACAATGTTTCTCTATGTAAAAGAACATTTCAAATTGCGAGGGACTTAAATCTTGAGCTTCGTCTAAAAAAACGGCTTCAATTTCGCTAATAGGACTATTTGGATTGCTCATCTTATTTCGTTTGATAAAAAGTTCTATCATATCGTGAAATTCTATCATTCCCGTATGCTGTTTAAATGTTTTTAAATCTTGATTTAGTTGATGAGTAAAGTCTATTTCTTCATGTTCTAAAGATAGTTCTAAAGCTGCTTGTTCTAAGTCTATTTTTTTAGATCTGGCGTACTGTATTATTCGCATGTGATTGTTTTCATATTTAGGGTTACCTGCAGCATCGACAGTAGTTTCAAAAGACATATTTTGATATGCTTGATGGTTTGGATAATTTTTAAATACCTGCCATTTTCTTTTGCCATTTAATAATAATTTTGATGTATTAACTTTAAGTTCTCTGGTTCCTAAAGAATGCATAGTTGAAATATATAAAAGATCGTGTTTTATTTTCACATCATTAATTCCAGCATTGCTGTAAGTAATATAAATTATTTTTTGAGGATCTGTTTTATGTTCATTAATCTCTTTTTCTAAATAATGATTAACAAGTCGAAAAGTTTTACCCGTTCCTGGAGGTCCGGGTATAATTGTTCTTATTCCCACGGCTCTTTTTGCCTTTCATTAATTCTAAGGTTTGGTTTATCAAGCTTTATTGTTTTCATGGCCATAACTCGGTTGTTTTTTCCAGCTAATTTTTTAGTTATCTCTTCCACTCCAAACAATGTTTCCATAAGTCTAATTGTTTTTCCCTTAGGATATGTTTTTTCAGCCCAAGATTTAGTCCTTAAAAGATATTTCCAGAATCTTGGAAATTTAAAATAAGCAGTTCCTTCTCCATCTGTATATGCAATTCCTCTTAAAACATCGTCCATTTCTTTTCCCGGTGTCTTGTTTATATAATCTGCTAGAATTTCTTTGAGTTGAACATCTATTTTAGACGAAGAAGGAGCGGGAACAGTTTTTAAATTAGCGAAATGTTTTATTAGTAATTTTCTCCAAACATGTCGTGGAACTGGCATCATTGGCTGGCCTATTTGATTCATACAAGCTAGTGAAAATTTTTCTGGATCATGCAAGGTTGCATCATCAACTTCAACACTGTCTCCACCAATTGATACAAAGTAAATAGGAGGATCAGAAACGTATTTTCTAATTTCAGTTATTTCAGGAATAGGTGCATCATCTCCCACACCAAATTCTCTTGTTATACATTTTTTAGGGTCGCAAAAACTAGAAATAGGCTCGTCTTTACATTTATAGTGGTAATCTTTGTTTTTTACAGAAGCTATAGTTTTAACCATTTCTCGACTGTCACATGGTGGCTTCATGTATTGTGTATTATAAAGTTCCATTTTCCGTTCCCATTCTTGTCTTTCGGGAGAACCATTTTCTGGGTATCTTTTTTTAAGATAAACACCAACACTGTACATGCAATTATTTCTTTGACCTTCTGAAACTCCGTCAGAAAGTAGGGCTTCTAAACATGGAGGTATACCTTTAAAATTATCATTTTTTTCTTTCTCTTCTTTCAACTCTAACGCGTTTAATTCTACTTCAGTCAGTACTGTTTTTTCATAAAAAGAAAGGAATTCTGAGAGATTTAAGCCTTCGCCATTTACATTAAAAGCATATCTAACTGTTTTCTCGTTTCCGTGGTAAGGTAAATTTAAAAAACTGCCGGTATCTCCTCTGTCGGCTCGTAGATAATCTTGTTTGGGATATATTTCTGCTCTTGCATGGCCCATCATAGAGGCAATCATTTTTAACTTAGCTCTCATAATAATCGCTGGAACTGGTTCTTTAGTAAAAAGAAAACAGTGAGCTCCTCCTGATTTTGATCGAAACACAATCATAGGTATCTTTTTACTGTTTAATTTTTGAATAAATTTTTTATGCTCAAAAGGATAAGTATCAATATCAATACAGCCCCACTTACATTTATTGTCTTTATTAATTGGAATGATAGCTAAGGCAGGATCTTTTCCTCTTAAATGATCCTCCCAAAGCTGTTTAATTGGTGGTTTGTGAATAGTAAAAGAGTCTGTTTTGTTTTTACCTTTTTCAGTAAACTGTGTACTTTTTTTCGTTATGCCGTAGGCACAGTCTAAGCCTTCAAATATCTCTTTAAATTTTTCTAATTCTTTCATCATAATTTTTCACGGGCGGCGTCGCCGCTAGGTCTCAGCCGCCCTGTTCCTTGATCAAAGGAAGCTTATGATGTTTTACCGTTCAACTGATTTGCTCTATGGCAACTTTCATAAAATGATTTTGCCCTTCTATAGAGATTGACATCAGTTACTTCTGATACTTTTTGAATGTTGTACCCATACCATTCGTTTCCTTTTCCAGTATTCTTTACTGAGGATAACTTATAGATATGGCTAAAAGGTGGCGGCGTATATGGGCCATCTTTTCCATTCTTAGTGATGCTCATCATCATCGAATTCCATT